CTCGTAATACACCTGAAGTTACTCGTAAGGGTGGAACACAATTCAAATCTATTAACACTGATAGTGGTAGAGGTTTGAAAATTAGAAGTATAAAAAAGAAATAAAAACATTTAAAATTTAAAAATTATGGCAGGTGCATTACAAGCTATACCGGGAGTTGCGTTACAACCAAGTTCGCATCAAACCCCATTAGCTTCAAATTACATTACTGATTTCAACTTTTTAAATCAGTATCTTCCTGATACTTACGAAAAAGAATTCGAGAGATACGGGAATAGAACAATCTCCTCATTCCTTAGAATGGTAGGAGCAGAGATGCCTTCTAATTCTGACCTTATTAAATGGGCAGAGCAAGGAAGGTTACACACTAAATATATCGATTGTGGTGTGGTCGGTGGAGCGCAAGTTAACCAAGACCAAATTACACTACAAGTAAATGACGTACTTAATCCTGCGAACTCTACAGTTCAGCCGGGTTCAGGTGCTACTGTACAGATTGCAGTTAGAGTTGGACAAACACTTGTTGTTTCTAACAATAACGGTACTGCAGAATTCAAAGGAATTGTTGTTTCTGTAGACGTTGCTAACAACCAATTTGATGTTGCATTCTATAATGCTGCAGGTTATACAGGTGGTTCAGGAGCAGGTAATGCGGATTGTACAATCTTCATTTACGGTTCAGAATTCAGAAAAGGAACACTTGGAATGCAAGGTTCTTTAGAAGCTGACGATTTCATTTTTGAAAACTCACCTATTATCATTAAAGATAAGTATGAGGTAAGTGGTTCAGATATGGCGCAAATCGGATGGATTGAAGTTACTACAGAAGACGGAGCTACAGGATACTTATGGTATCTTAAATCAGAGCACGAAACAAGATTAAGATTTGATGATTATCTTGAGACTGCAATGATTGAAGCAGTTCCTGCAGAAGCAGCGTCAGGTGCTGCAACGCAAGTTGTGTCTGACCAAGTAGGTAACAAAGGTTCTGAAGGTATCTTCTATGTTGTACAACAAAGAGGTAACGTATGGTCAGGTGGTAATCCTGATGCGTTAGTTGATTTTGACAACATTATCAGTAGATTAGATAAGCAAGGTGCAATTGAAGAGAACGTAATCTTTGTTGACAGAGATTTCGGTTTCGATATTGATGATATGTTAGCAGCACAAAACTCTTACGGAGCGGGTGGTTCTTCATATGGTTTATTTGATAACGATTCAGAGATGGCGTTAAACTTAGGCTTCACAGGCTTTAGAAGAGGATATGACTTTTATAAGTCAGATTGGAAATACTTAAACGACCCAACTATGAGAGGTGGTTTAACAGGAGTAGGAACAGTGAACGGATTATTAGTTCCTGCAGGTTCTACTACAGTGTATGACCAAATCCTTGGTAAAAACGCTAAGAGACCTTTCTTACACGTAAGATATAGAGCTTCTGAAACTGAAGACAGACGTTACAAAACTTGGATTACAGGTTCAGCCGGTGGTGCAAGAACATCTGATTTAGATGCGATGGAAGTCAACTTCTTATCAGAGAGAGCAGTTTGTACTTTAGGTGCGAACAACTTCTTTATCTTCCAAGATTAAGAGTATATATAAATAGAGGGAGTCTCTTCAAAGAGACTCCTATCTATTATTTTTATAAAATTTAAATTATATCCAATGAAAAAGAAAAAAGAATTAGTAGACAAAGTCTACAAGTTAACAAGGAATGCAGCACCTTTATCCTTTATGCTGCCAACTAGACACACTAAGAGATATCCTTTATTACATTTTGATGATGAGCTTGGAACACAAAGAGCTTTGAGATATGCAAGAAATCAAAAGTCTCCTTTTGAGGATGAGCAAGATGGTAATGCAATTCTTGAACCCATCATTTTTGAAGACGGGTTTTTGAGAGTTCCTAAAAGCAATCAAGTATTACAAAAGTTTTTATCTCTTCACCCACAAAACGGGACACGTTTCGTAGAGGTAGATAACTCAAAAGCTGCAGAAAAAGAAGTGGCTAATATTAATGTTCAAGTAGATGCATTAGTTGAAGCTCGTACTTTAAGTATTACACAATTAGAAACGTTGACACGAGTATTATTTGGTAAAGACCCTTCAACTATTAGTACAGAAGAAATGCGAAGAGATGTTCTCGTATTTGCTAAGAACGAACCACAAGAGTTTATGTCTATGGTAAATGACCCTGTATTAAAATTACACGCTACGGTACATAAGTTTTTTGAAGCAGGTTTACTTAAATACAGAAACAAAAACAAAGAAGTATGGTTTAATACAAAAACCAACAAAGGCAAGTTATGTACGATACCATTCGGTGAAGACTCTATTTATATTGTTGCTTCCTATTTTCAATCAGATGATGGAGTAGAAGCATTAAAACATTTAGAGAAACTTTTAGATAGTTAATATCGACAATAAAGTTTTGCTAAGAAGGAGGCTCAGATAGAGCCTCTTTTTTTTTTGATTATCTTTGTAAAAAGAATAATTAGGATGATAAACGAGGTTAGACAAACCGTTTTAGCAATACTGAATAAAAATAATTATGGATACATTTCTCCGGGTGATTTTAATCTGTATGCAGAACAAGCGCAATTAGATTTGTTTGAAGATTATTTCTATGCATATAATTATCAAAACAATAAAGAAAACTCAAGAACTTCAGGAACAGGATATGCTGATATAAAAAAGGGATATGAAGA